GGCACCCGACGCACGTCTTTACCTATGTTGCCACGACGCACGTCTTTACCTATGTTGCCAAAAAGACCGGCAAGATTCCGCGCACGGATCGCTCGACCATCAAGGACAAGCGATATCCGATCACCTATGCGGGCTGGAAATCCGAGTGGGAGGAAATGCAGCAGGCGACTGGGCTTAAGGTCCGCATCCACGACCTCCGTCACACGGCGGTAACGCGGGCGCTCCAGCGCACCAACGGCAATCTGCCGGCGGTGCGCGACATGGTTGGACACGCCGACGGCAAAACCACGCTGCTCTATTGGGATGGCGACGAGCAGGCGGTGCGCGATGCCAAGGACATCGGATTTGTCCCCAAAGCTGTCCCCAAGCGCAAAAAGACCGGCTAAGCTATTGAAAACAGGTTGAAATCGGAAAGCGGAGTGTTTTATTTCTACTCCGTGGGTTGCAGGTTCGAATCCTGCTGGGATCGCCACAAAAGCCCAATAAAATAAGGGCTTTTTGCAATTCCCGATTTTGGCTCGACCAGAACAAAAGGCGCTCAAAGGGCACGGGGGACACCTAAAGGGCACGGGAAATTGTCCCCCAGATTGTCCCCCGATTCCGCAATTGTTCTCATGGGAGATCGGGCATGCCGTCGTCACAGGCCGAACTTTTCCCCGCCACCGTCACCATCGGCACGCTGGCAATGCTGCCCGAAAAGCAGCCGTGCTATTGCCGGAAGGCGGACAAACACCACCATGTCAACGAGCATGTGTTCGACGGCCGGCGCTGGATCATGACGTGCTCACAGGCCGGGATCGACCTGATGGCCGAGATCAGCGGCGCCGCTTCTTCTTGCCGGCTTTGAGCGGAGCCTCGCTCTCCTTGGGGGCCTTCTCCTTGGGAGCCTTGGCGAGGCCAAGCGGACTGCCGTCATCGGCGCACTGAAACCGCAGCCCCGCACCCTCGAACGCCCGGTTGATCGCCAATAAATTATTGGTATGGGGAACACGCCGTCCGGCTTCGAAATCGCGGATCGTGCTGCTCGATACCTGAGCCTTGCTGCCCAAGTTCGCTTGCGACCAATTCAGCCACGCGCGGGCCGCTCTGCATTGTTCCGGTGACATGCCCGCTTTGTAATAACACTTTGATATTTCGTCAAAATTTCACTTTATCGCGGATATTACTCATTATCTCACAGGTTGTTTGTTTTCGTTGACACGTCACCGACCAGCCGGCAAACTCAGCCACAACCCAAAGCTTCACCTCTGCACCGCAACAGAGACAACCCAAGATTTTCATCCAAAATTTTTTGAGGTCACCAAATTTTTTTGCTAGGTGGTCTTGCTTTCGCCTTACACGCGGAAGCAAATTAACCACCTTCCAACAGAAGCGATCCAGAGAGACAACTGGCGCTTACGCAAATCGCCAATGTCTTGCGTTCGTGCCTCGCTGACTCTCACAGCAAGAGGGGCAATTTCGTATGGCGATCAAGAAACTCACTTTTTCATTTGACGTGCCGCTAACCAGTCTGTTGAGCCTGATCGCGGCCGGGCAAGCGGATTTGCGGATCGACGTACTGGGTGACGACAAACCGCTATCCGCAAAGGCTCTGGCCGCCGCTGGCATTTCCGGGCTGCTGCCAAGGCCGCACGGCCATACCGACGTAACGCGCTCGCGCGGCATCGATGCCTCCGGCAATCGAAAAACCGCGAAGGCCGCCATGCTGGAGGGCATGGCGAAGGCGGCGGGCCACACCATGACGCTCGCGCAGATGCGACCGCTTGTCGCGGCGCTGGGCTTGTCCCCGGCTTCGGCCAACTCGCAAATCAGCTTCATCACCAAGAAGGGATGGGCCGAAACGACAGAGCCCGGCAAACACCGGCTCACAGAGTCCGGCCTTACGGAGTGCGCGCGGCGCGGCTTCGACGTAATCAAACCCCCAAAGACCAAGAAGGCCGTCAACGGCGCGGTGCACCATGGGTAAGAGCAACGGTCACAAGCGCAAGGGCGCGCTGGCGCTGTACCGCTCTTACAATTTCGTTGACAAAGACCCGGTGATTGATCGCATCCGGACCATCGTCCAAGACGAGGGGCTTTCCTACAAGGACATCCACGTCATCAGCGGCGTCTCGACCGCGACGCTGACCAACTGGTTCGACGGCGAAACGAGGCGACCGCAATATGCCACCGTCGCCGCCGTCACCTCCTCGCTGGGCTACAAGCAGGAGTTCGTCAAAAGCCAGAAAGATCGATTTCGAGCGCGAGATCGTCAAAGCACAGCGCGAGATCGAGGCGGCGGCCAAGGGCCGATAACACAGGGGGACTAAGCAGATGGCACCAAGGAAAAAGAGCGTGAAAAAACACAACGCGAACCAGCGCGGCACCAAGGACAGTGACGGGATCATTGGCAACCGGATACGCGCCTACCGGATCGAGCGCGGCCTGTCGCAAGAGCAATTGGGGATCGCGCTGAAAGTTTCGTTCCAGCAAATCCAGAAATACGAAAAAGGCACCAACCGGCTGTCGGCGACGCGCTTGATCGAGACGGCGAAGATCATGGGCGTCACCCCGCACGATTTGCTGGGCTGGAACGGTGCCGGCGTCAAGCTTGGCAAGGCCATCGACGTTGAAAGCTTCAAGCTGGCGCAGGAGTTCTGCGGTCTGCGCGATGGCTTGAAACCGGCGTTCCGCAATCTGATCGAAACGGTGATGAAGGAAAAAACAACGCGCGCCTGACGACGGCGAGGGGGAGACAGGCAGTGAGGCATGAGCGAGCTAAATCAAAGCATCCGCCACATTGAGCGGCCGGACCGCATCAAGCGCCTGAAAATTTCGGACCGGGGGTTTCCGGTGCCGTGGTTCGTCGCGTGGCTTGATGGCGTGGCGGACTTCCGCGTGATCGCGCCGGGCAAGATGACACAGGCCCACAACCGGCATCGATGCTGGATTTGCGGCGGACCGCTGGGGCGCTATCTCGCCTTCACCATCGGGCCAATGTGCGCCATTAACCGGACATCGTCCGAGCCGCCGTCACACACGGATTGCGCCGAGTATGCCGCCAAGGCGTGCCCGTTCCTGAGCAAGCCCAACATGCGCCGCAACGAAAAGGAGTTGCCCGAGCATGGCGAGATCGCGGGAACGGCGATCATGCACAATCCCGGCGTTGCACTGGTTTACGTTACCCATAGTTATCGGCCGATCAGCGACGGCCGGGGTGGCGTTCTGTTCGAACTCGGCGAGCCAGTCAGCGCCTCGTTTTTTTGCGAGAGCCGGCCCGCTACCCGTGACGAGATCATGCAATCCATCGATAAGGGTTTGCCCTACCTCCGCGAGGTTGCCGCCAAGGAAAACGCACTCGACGAACTGCAATGCTATATCGACCGCGCCCTCAAACTCTTGCCGGCCGCCTGACATGTTGATGATCTTCACATGGACCTGCATCCTGCTGACCAACGCCATGCTGGTTTTCATGCTGCTGCGGCTGCGCCAGCATCGGCGCGAGTGGCTTGAGTTGGAGGTCGCGTATCAACTGCTGTTGCAAAACCACGAAGCCCTGATGCCGATCCATCAAATGTTGCAAGAGGCCATGCAACACACCGAACCGGGAGAAAGCTCATGCGTGACCATCGAGCTTCAACACCTCCAGAAAGCGCCCGACTCGCCGCCGACCACGTCAACACCCTCCAGACGGCTGCACTAGCGCGCGACGTGCTGTCGATCTGGACGGTCTATGACCACCCGAGCGATTTCCCGCACAGCTATGTCGCGCGGCGCGCCGAGGTGAACCGTCATGGCGTGCAGCCGACCGCCGATGTCATGGTGGGCGAATTGTCGATCATCCGCGCCAGCTTCCTGCAAGCCGGGCTGACCTGTCTGCCGCGCAGCGAGGACGACGAGGCGCATATTGTTGAGTGCTGGCTATGAGTTTTGTGCTGCGACAAATTCACCCGCCCGGCAAATCGGCCCTCGCCGACGAAGCAACGACGGTTGCGCTGGCGCTTGCACTGGGCGAAGGCGGCCCGATCATGGGCGATTATCTGGAGTGGTCCGATCCCAACGCGCGCCACGGTTTCGGCGATGACCGATGGACCGATGACCTCGCCAAAGCGCAGCGCTTCCCCTCGTTTGAAGCCGCGATGGCGTGTTGGATGGCGCAAAGCACCAAGCGACCATTGCGCGACGACGGCAAGCCGAACCGGCCGATGACGGCCTACAGCATCACGGTGGAACGGGTGCCCGAGGGAGCAAAAACATGAACGACGATTTCATCTTTGAGGTCGGCAACCCGACACATACCGTTGAACTGGCCCGGCTGATCGAGGAAATCATCCGGCACGCCCGCAATGCGGCAACGCCGCGCGTTCGCTTTGCGTTGCTGCTATGGGACGATGGCCATGACGAGATGCAGGCCATCGTTTCCAACGACCCGGAAGTCGAACGCGTCGCCGATATGCTGGACGACGCCAAGGAGCGGATCAGCACCCCCGATGCCACTCTGTACGAAAGCGGTCACGCATGATCGAGGACATCGACATCAACCACCCGGATTTCGCCCGGATCACCACCGCGCTGAAACGCGGCCAGTGCCCCGACTGCGACGGCTACGGGTTTGAAGCCGGGCCGCGCGGCGGCCTGTCACGCAACTATTTCTGTATCGGTTGCGGTTCCGGCTTCAACATCGCGCCAGTGTTGCACTATCCGCTTTTTTTGCAACGCATCGCGCGGCGCAGACGAAAATAAATCACACGCATCCCAAAAAACTTGGAGCATTGTCCAATTTTTTTGGTATCATGCAGCGGGGGCTTCAACACACGGAGCGTTCAATGAACAAGCCATTGTCTGCCGACGAACTGGCCATCCTCGCCACTCCCGCCATCCTCGCCGTTCCCGTTATGACGCGCCGCGAAAAGCTGATGCGGTTCGCAAGCCTTGTGCGCGCCTCACCAGCGGCCCGGCTCTATATGTTCAGCAACCTCGAACACATGCATCCGAGCGAACTGACAGGGTTGCGCCACCCGGTTTCGGCGTTCGCACTCGCCGCCGCCGATGGCATCTTCAAGGATGCGGGGCTTGCCAGCGATACCGTGCTGGACGCGCAAAAGTTCTTCGAACTGACCCGCGCCGAGTTGCATGAGTTCTCATGCGATTGCGGCGGCCAGATTACCAACCGGGACATGGCCGACCGCATTGAACGTATCGCCGCGCGTTCCGCATGAGTAAGCCGGTCCCCGTGTCCGGCCGCGCAGCGGATGCGGGGACCGTCTCGCAACCATCGTAAAAACAGAAAAAGCCCCGCGCCCGGCTGTGAACCGGAACGCGGGGCATACTCGCTTTTACAGGCCATTGGAGCTTAAGAGGCGTTAGTCGAAAGTAGTCCAAATAATTTGGTTGCTTCGGCGACTCGGCCGTGCTCTTTCAATGGGCGCGCGCCCCGGATCGGCCGGGGCGCTTACCCAAGGGGGAACCTAATGAAGCACCTTCTGCTCGCACTCTCTGCCGTCGCTCTACTCGCCACCGCGATCCCGGCCAAAGCCGGTTGCAACGGCACCTATCACTGCACCCAAGGCTATAATGGCAAGCAGGTGTGCGGCTGTTGATTTAGCCAGTTCATTTCAAGTTCAATGGATATTGTGGGGCCGGGTTTACCGGCCCCTTTTTCATGCCGGATACACTTGCTCGCCGTTGACCGTGATCGACAACGACACGCCCGCCGGGATCGAAATGTCGATCAACGCCTCCGTCTCCGGTTTGGGCGGCGCGACGGTCGCCGGGCTGATCCATGTCAATAGCTGATCGTCGGAACCGTTGAAGCGGTCGAGATCGACCGCGCCGCCGTCGATGCCGTCCACCGTCCCGCTTTCCGAGTATTGCCAGAGCGTCCATTGCGGATAGGTGTTGGTCGGCCATGTCGGCGTCCCCGTGGTGTACTGCGCCAGCCAGAGATCGGTGTTGTCGGCCAGCATGGTGTCGCGCGTATCGCCCAACTGCTCTTTCAAGAGATGGCCGCTATAGACCGTGATCTGCAAATCCCGGTCATCGTCCATCAAGGCTTGCACCGCCGCCTTGAGATCGTCCAGCGTGCAGCCTTGTTCCTCATAGTCAATCACCACGCGCTCGCCGGGGACCGGCTCGACGGTTTTGAGGAAGAACGCGATTTGGTCCGTGGCGCTGACGCCCGATGACAGCCAGTGATAACAGCAGCACTTGATGCCCGCCTTGGTCGCCGCGACGTAGTTGGTGGCGCGGTTGGGATCGACATAGCCGGTGCCTTCGGTGGCCTTCATGATGCAGGCGATCACGCCAGCGGCCTTGACCTTGTCAAAATCGGGAAAACCCTGCCAATGACTCAGGTCCAAACATTTTGGATGGTCACTCATGACGTGCGAACTCCCCATGAACTGCAAGCGTTGCCGCTTTGTAGATTTCAGATGCCTGTTCGGCAGTATCGGCCATGCCGAGATATTGATATTTTCTGTCGATATTGGTGCGCGCATAAAATCGTCGGCCATGCGGATGCACACCCTTGAACCCGGATTTATTGTCGCGGCGCACTCCTTGATTGGCCTTGTTCTGCGAGCTTGTGGCGAGCCGTAGATTATCCCAGACGGTGTCCAGCGGATCACGATTGCGATGATCCACTTCCTTTGCGGGCCACGCGCCTGTCATATAGAACCAAGCCAAGCGATTTTCACGATAGGCTTTCTGGTCGATCATGATATCTCGCCACGGCTGTCTACCGCGTGGATGATGCTCACACCCCGCCCGATCACCGGCATAAATGCGATGATGTGTG